TTAACAACCTTACCGTCTTTGAGTACGACCCATTGGCCGATCTCAATTTTCATATTGTTTTCGCTCATAGATAAAATATATAGAAAAAAATTGGAAATTCCAAGAAACTACTGTCCATTTTCTTCTTGTTTAATCCATTTCCCTGTGTGGTCTAATTTGAACTCTCCGAGAAAACTATCCCTTTTGTTCCATTCCCATGGTGCGATTAGAGATAAAAAATGTTCGTCTTTCTCATTGTATAAATAATACGGGTTTCCCACCACTGGTTCAAACCGTATGTCTATACCATATATTATGTTATTCCAATTTACTTCTTCCATAAGTTCTTTATATAATTGTGCAATCGTACCATACCGCTCTTTAAATTCGGTGGTAACTTTGGACTCATAAGGGACAGCCCATGACTCCTGGTCAAAATGATCAATCCCAGTGAGTTGTACATCACTCTTCTTCTTTGGGAGCATTACTAAATAGATTCGATAAGTATTCCACTGACACTAAGGTTTGTTTCATCTCAGCGACGATAAACTCTTTGGCCTTTTCTTTGTCGAGCTCATAGGTCAAGTCGTTAAAGTAGTCCTCAAGAAGTGATACTAAATTTAACGGTGGACTAAGTTTATTCCGGATATCGGCACTAACTTCTCCAGCTTCGATGAAATCATACTCGACGACTTCCATATTATCAATTTCTTCAGGTAATTTTTGTCCTGATATATCATAATACTTTTTCAACGCATCTATCGACGCTGATTCTGGTAGAACGTCGGGTACGTAGCTTGTGGCAACAGACCCATCTTCCATGATATGGATGAATCCTTTGGTGTCTTTAAATCTTAATGTTTTTACTTTCATGTTATTTTCGTTTTATCCTAAACGATTTTCCTTCAGCTTTCGCCTTCTCTTTATGTTCGTCTAGTAATTTTATTCCGATCGCCTCGGCACTATATTGGGCGTTTACACTTCCAGATAGGTCTGAATCTTCATATGGGGATCCGTTAACTTTCGCAACCCCATAGTAGATCCCTTCTCCAGGTTTCATCAAACCGTCACGTTGCCTGAGTTCGACCTCAACCACCAACTCAGTGAGTTTCCTGTCAAGGGTGTATTTTGCTTTGAATATACCTTTAAACTCCATTTTTGTTTTTATTTACATACTGAGTGAACCACCTACCGAACATGGCGGGTAATATATTGTGAGCTGCAAACCCATATAGACCACAGGAAAAGAAATCGTGGACTTCAATCACAATGGTCTGGTTATACCACGTTGCGTCCACTTCAAGGGTGGGTTTAATACCCACGTCTAAGGTGTACGCGATTGGTGCTTCTTTAGAATCCTCGAAACGATTAATCATTGATATGATTTCTTTGACATCGGGGAATAATGTGAATTCACCCACATAATGTTGAAGTCCCACCATTTTTCCCTTATAGACAAATACCCTCCATTCACTCTCGATACTAACATACTTGGAGATCTGGTAATTATGGTTAGGTGGGACGGAAAGAATGTCGGGGTTCGTGACCTCTTTCATAATTCCCTTAATCCTCTCATTATCCTTAATGACCCATCGACCCTCAAACCCATCTAAAGTCATGTTAGTCCCATTATAGATTTCCCTCCCAGCATAGTTGAAAAGACATCTTGGGACATTAATGGGTTTGGGGTGAAGGTCGTGGAAGTGTTCCAGGAATTGAGTGACGAACTCCACACTCCCGATTGGAATGTAACTATGATGATACTTCTTAAACTCGAATGATTGAACGACATCGTTTTCATCCGTCTCAGTATTCATGTACCGAATAGCTATACGTCGATCAGTACTCAACCAGTTCCAGAAGCGGGCAGATTCAAGTAAGGTAAACGAGAAGTCGTGCCTGATTTGATTGTTTATTTTCTGTATTAAGAATTTCACAATGTTGCTGATTTGTCAATTTCAATACATTCTTCCAGGGTGTTCGCCACTTCCTTATCATCCCTGAGTTTCTTAAACACTGGATGAAGGACTGAATAGTTTCCCTTATCGTCTTGGGAGACACCCGAACATTTCACCTCAAGAACGGTATTTAAGAGATTTTCTTGGTTCTCGGTAACCTGATCCATGATTGCTTCACTCATACCCGTCGGAGAGGTCTTTAGGAGACCGTCAGAGGACTCAACGTCAATGGATGATATCACATTAACATTCTTACCCGTACCATAGTTAAAACCGACAATTTTAAGGTCTAAATCGATTTCCTTCTTCACCTTGACTTGGTAGTTGGGTTTCTTATCCACCCAAACCCCGTCCATACTCTTCACAACAGTTCCCTCACCATTTTGTTTCAAGACCTCAACAAAGTGTTCCATTACTTCTTCAAGGGTGTTGACCTTCCTAGTTGGAACTATCCATATGGTGTTATTACCCTCCCCAGAATTTTCCAATTCCATTAAAACCTCGATTAGGTTAACGAATCTCTCACTATATGGTCTTGTACACTTCCTTGTGTGATACTCTTCAAGAGTTAAAATATCCCAGGCAACCACCCGGATAGCGTCCAACGCGTCCTGATGTGGGAGATGTTTCTTTTCGAGTTTCGCGATATCTTTGGATGGATCTTTACCTTCAGCCTTCTTGTTGGCGATGGTTATCAGGGATGATATGATACCATTACTTTCGTACCTTTCAATTCCCTTCATAATCAACTCACCATTCAAAACACAATCACCCAATTTTGCGAGATCTTCTTCAAACAATGGGTTATCCAAAATTGTGGGTTCACCCTGTCTGGATTCGTTCATCACTTTACCATCTTTGATGACACAGTTAATGAACCTACCATCCATCTTCTCCTGTGAATAACAAGTACCTTGGGCGAGGAGTTTGGTGATCAGATCCCTAGAGTAAGGTTTACAACCCATGTATCCGGTCTTCTCGATCAGGTTCGGAAACACCTTATTGATGTTCCTTGTACCCATCCCGATCTTACAATCCTTCTCGATAACTCGTTCAATAATATATGCATCATCAGGATACAGATGGGTAAGAATGTCTCGAAGGTGTTCAATTGCAGTATGCCCAGTAACCTGTCTTGAAGTCAATAGATATAACCCCTCTAATGCGGTCTCTAATGAATTAAGGAACTCCCGTCCAAGCACACCATAAACCGATGTGTATTCGGGGATTTGTTTGATGTAGAACTTAACTCGTTTGGAGTTGGCCATATAGAGAACCTTTTCTAAGAGTTCGTTTTCTGTGTACTTGGAGAGGATGTTCATCTTCTCATTAGTACCTGGTTCATTTGCAATTTCGTCGAAAATTTCCTTAATATTCATTGTTTTTTGAGTTTTTAGTTGATACAAAGATAATGAAGATATTTGAAACTGCCAAACAATTAAAGGGATATTTATGGTTATATACAATATAATTGGATTACTAAACATTTAAAATTATGAACTTCTTAAAAAAACTTTTTACTAAAAAGAAAAAAACACAAGCACCCGCACTCAAGAACTTTGGGTGGAAGAGAGACTTACCTGACCCAAGGGACTTTAAATTCAAAGCAATTAAAGCCATCCCATTACCAAAGTCAGTTGACCTAAGAAAAGATTGCCCAGTTGTATATGACCAGGGTGAACTTGGAAGTTGTACCGCCAACGCTTTAGGTGGAGCATACCAATTTGAACAAATAAAACAAAAACAAGAAGACTTTATCCCGTCAAGGTTATTCATCTATTATAATGAAAGGGTAATTGAGGGTACTGTTAATGAGGATGCTGGGGCGATGATTCGTGACGGTATTAAGACCATGGTAAAAGATGGTGTTTGTCCAGAGAAGATGTGGCCATATAAAATATGGAAGTTCAAGAAACAACCACATAAAAAATGTTACACTGAAGCATTGAATAACCAAGTGTTAGAATATAGGAGAATTACACCACATACATTATATGAGGTAAAACAGGCATTATATGAAGGATCTCCAATTTCATTCGGATTTATGATCTTCGAATCAATGATGTCAGAACAGGTTGCAAGAACAGGTATTGTACCAGTTCCAAGTAATCGTGAAAGACCAATGGGTGGACATGCAGTACTTGCAGTTGGGTATGATGATGAGAAAGACGCTTTATTGGTAAGAAATAGCTGGGGAAAAAATTGGGGACTTGATGGGTATTTTTGGTTACCGTATCACTTTGTTACTGAACCCAATATGTCCGCCGACTACTGGACAATAAGGATGGTTGAATAAATTGATCTATGAAAATTATCGTCACCGAAAGACAATTAAGGGGTCTCATTATCTTAAATGAAACCTATGGTGAGTTAGAAAAACACTATCTCAAACCCGGGATTTTTGATGACGAAGACCGTGATGTTATTATGAACATTACGGGTGGTGATAATTGGACGAAGCTTATTTCTGATATGTATCTATATCTTGCAAATAAGTATAATCCCGAATCAGTTACACCGAAACGACTAGATGCCCGGGAAATTAACATTTTAAGGGATGCCCATGGAATGTTAAAAAGGTACAATAAAAACGTCTTTCCATTAAAAGACCTATTCGCCCAAGATTATTATACCCATCCTCTGGGTGTTAGAAATGACTTGGAGATGCGAGAATTGATTATCAATAAGTTAAAAGAATTCCCCAAACTGTTATTACGTAATTTAAGGGATGATATTAGAAAAGAAAGAAATGAATATGAATTCAAAGCCCTATGGGACACATTAAGCC